AATCCATTGAAAAATCAGGAGGTATTTATATAATTATAAAAACCTTTGATGATTTTATAGATTGGTTTGATAATTTTAACTCAACATATTTATTCTAATGACAGACTTTTGGAACTATAATCTACATCCAATTACGATGTACAAGAAAGAACAGGAAAAACAAACTGATAATTACAAAGGTAGAATTCCTTTAGGCGTTTACGAATTCAATCCAGAAACACATATTTACTCATCCGATGCAATGAAAATCACTGGGGAAAGAGCAAAGAATCTTAAAAAGAAAATAACAAATGCGGGATTCGAAGTATTTGTACATAAAAATAAAACAGTATATCTAATTAAATCACTCGAACAATTCAAACAAATAAAATTATGAACCCATACGAACCTATTTTAAAAGAGATAGCCTCAGGATTAATTGCAAATGCTGAAATTAAACCGAACTTCTCAAACGATGCGCTACTCGATGCTACACTTATTTTTCAAACAGTGTTATTTGATAAAGTTCACGATTTACAAGTTGACGAAAAAATGAAATTAAAATACGGCATTGAAATGGCCGAAAGTTTAGGTAATGAATTAAGAAAATTAATTCACACTTATACAGGATTAGACACTCACGAACTTGTAAAAAATTACGGACTATGAAACTTAAACACCACTATACATAAATTATAATTTGTTTATTCGTTTATTATTTGTACTTTCGTACTTCATAATTACTAATAATTTTTACCGCTTCATTTGTGGTTAGTGGATGAAGCGGTTTTTTTAAATCAAAACGTATGCTAGATATACTTTGCAAAAAAGATGATTTCTGGAGAAAGACAGCATTCATAATTTGTAAAGACAAAATGTTAGCAGACGATTTAGTTTCTGATATGTATTTGAAATTATTCGATTGTAAAAAAGAAATAAACGATTTTTATGTTATCAGGACTATTCGAAATTTATTTCTGGATTATATTAAATCAAAAAATAATGTTTCAATTGATAATTTTTATAACTTAGCAGAAAATAACAATGATTTTGAAGCAGACGATTATGAGCTATCAATTATTAAAGATTGTGAAAAATTATCTTATCTTCAAAATGGATTACTAAAAGAAAGTTATGACTTATCAGTTAGACAGATTTCGGAAAAGTACCAGCATATTAATTACGGATTGATACACCGGGAACTGGACAAGGCAAGAAAAACAATTTTAGGAAACGATATTGATTTATATAAAAATAAACGTTTGAAAAGTAAAAAGAAGTAATTTTGACACAATGTAGCACAATAGCGCCTCTGCCAACTTCTTGTTTTAGATACAGGAAAGTTTTAATTTTTCATCCGACAAATAGTAAAAAAGGTATTCCAACAGTAGGTAACTTAAGGGTAGATTTTAAAATAAAATAGCTATGGCAAGACCAAAAAAATCAATCGGATTAGGCGATACAATCGAAAAAATAATCCACGCCACGGGATTGCAAATATTTGTCGAAGGCAAAGATTGCGGTTGCGAAAAGAGAAAAGAAAAGCTAAACGAGTTATTTCCGTATCGATTTAAAGCACGATGTTTGACAGAAGATGAATTTACATCTTGGAAAGATTTTAAAGAAGTACGAACGCTTACAATAAGCCGAGAACAAGTTAATTATGTTTGTGAATTATATGCAAGTGTGTTTAATAGACCAATTTGGTTTCCGTGTGCTTCGTGTAGTCCGAAGCCATTAATTTCAATGATTGATAAATTAGATAAAGTTTATGATAGTTATGAAAAAGATATTTAGTATTTTAGTATTGACAATGATACTAGGGTGTTCTAATGACGAGCAAAAAGATTGTGTATGTGGAACAGTTGTAAAAGTTGAAGGAGTTGCAACACAGCCTAAATATACAGTTAAAAATGACTGTGATGGTTCATTACATACTTTTGAAAGTAGATATGAATTTTTAACGGTTGGAATGAGAACTTGTAATTGATTAATCAATACTAATTTCAAATGGCAGGTAAAGGAGGAGCAAGACAAGGAGCTGGAGCAAAGAGAAAAGCTGATATTGAAAAGGCTAATGAAGTTTTTTTATCTATGATTAAAATCGTTAAAGACGTTGATACTGATGAAGAAGCGAAATTAGAATTAGCTAAAACTCTATATTCTTTCGAACGTGGACAAATGTTTATTGCTGAGCATATTTTCGGCAAACCAAAAGAAACTATTGAAACAACGCATAATTTAAACAACTTCGATATTAAAGACGTAATTAGTTTTGATAACTCTAAACAAAAAATATAGTTCGTTATTTGAAAACGACACCAGATATTTCATTATAACAGGAGGTAGAGGTTCAAGTAAATCATTCGGGGTTGGTACTTTTACCAGCCTTTTGTCGTTTGAAACAGGGCATAAGATTTTGTTTACTCGCCAAACAATGACGAGTGCGCACCTTTCAATTATTCCAGAGTTTCAGGAAAAGATTGATTTATTAGAATTGAATGATTTTTTTGAAATAAATAAATCAGAGATACGAAACAAGAAATCAGGAAGCGAAATAATTTTCAAGGGAATTAAAACATCGTCTGGAGACCAAACGGCAAATTTAAAATCATTGCAAGGCGTAACGACTTGGATATTAGATGAAGCTGAGGAATTAATAGACGAAAGTGTTTTTGATAAAATAAATCTTTCTATTAGGCAAAAAGGAAAACAAAACAGAGTAATACTTATTTTAAATCCAGCAACAAAAGAGCATTGGATTTATAAAAAATTCTTCGAACAAGAAGGAATACAAGAAGGTTTTAATGGCGTAAAAGGAAATACTACATACATACATACAACGTACTTAGACAACATTGATAACTTAGATGAATCATTTTTAGACGAAGTTGAAAAAGTAAAAGTCAACAACCCTAAAAAGTATCAACACGTTATCCTTGGAGGTTGGTTAGACAAGGCCGAGGGGGTTGTTTTTACAAATTGGAAGTTCGGAGCGTTTAATCCAGATAACTTGCAGACATCATTCGGACAAGATTATGGATTTAGTATTGACCCAACTACACTTGTTGAAGTAGCAATCGACAGGAAACAAAAGAAAATATATCTTAAAGAACATTTATACAAACCAAAACTAACTACTTCCGAAATAGCACATATAAACAAAACAATTTGTGGTAATAGATTAATAGTTGCCGATAGTGCAGAACCTCGTTTAATAGACGAATTGGTAAAACACGGTTGTAGAATAGTAGGCACGACTAAAGGTGCTGGCTCGATTAGTGCAGGTATAGCTATAATGCAAGATTATGAATTGATAGTGGAGGGAGAAAACATAGGGAAGGAATTGAATAATTATGTTTATACCGACAAAGGTAGTAAGCTGTTTCTTGATGCTTGGAACCATATACTTGATGCTGCCCGTTACAATATATCATATAATCTTACAGGTGGTTTCAATCACGACATTCGATAATAACAATAATCAAAAATAATAGTTTAATAGTATGAAAATTATTCTCCCAGAATCCATACAAGATATTACTTTACACCAATTCCAATTGTATAATGAACTATTGGAACGAACTGACCTTGACGAGTATAATTTCAATAAGAGAAAAATACAAATCTTTACAGGCTTGGAACGTTCTCGAATTGATTTGATTAGTTCACAAGATTACAAAGAAATCACGGAACAGATTGATTTAGCATTAAATCAAACGGTGGAATTTAAACCGACTTTTTTTATTAAAGATGTTGAGTTTGGTTTCATTCCAAACTTGGATAAAATGACTCAGGGAGAGTTTATAGACGTTTCAAATTATGGAACTGATGTAAAAGAAATGCACAAGCTAATGGCTGTTTTATTTAGACCAATTAAAAAGAAAGATGCTTTAGGAAATTATGAAATAATAAATTATAAAGGCACAAAACAATATACCGATATAATGAAACACATGCCTTTGTCAATTGTAAATGGCTCACTGGTTTTTTTTTCGAGTTTAGCCAACGAATTAGTGAGTTATACGGCGAAATATATGCAGGAGGAACAAGTGAGGGGAAAAGCGCGGCAGACTACTTTGAAAAATGGGGGTGGTATGCAACAATTGAAGAACTGGCTAAAGGCAAGATTTTAAAAATGAAAAAAATTGAAGAAATGAATGTTCACGAAGTACATTTATTTCTTTGCCATAAAATTGATAAACAGAAATTGAAAGCTAAAATAATGAAACAATCAAGTAATAGTATTGAATTATGAACCAATTAACAGAACTATATTACTATCTTAAACAATTAGCTGAAGCCGATTCATTGGTCAATTCCGTTATGAAAACAGATAATATTGATTTAAAGAAAGAAATAATGTATCCTTTAGTTAATATAAATATTCTTTCAGGTGCATTTACAAACGGTCAAACAGTTCAATTCAATATTGAGTTGGCTTGTTTCAACCAAAGAGATATTAATAAAGAAATTAATGTAGATGATTTCTGGGGGCAAGATAATGAAGTGGATAATCATAATCTTTGTGTAGGAGTATTGAATCGTATGTGGCTTAAAATGTACACCGACTTCGAGGAAAACAATATAACATCAAGCGAAAATCCAGCGTTTGAATTGGGGTCATTTGAGGGTGCAAAATTAGTTGATGGGGCAAGATTGACATTTACTATTGACGTTCCAAACACTGAATTATCATTATGTCAGTAGTCGATGAATTAAACAAATTCGGTGCTTATGTACAACAACAAGCCAAAAGTAATCTTTCAAAAAAGAAAAAGAAGGACACGTCTAAACTTTACAACGGTATTAATTACAAGACAACAGAAACAACTGATGGCGCAATATTAAGTTTTGATTTCAAAGACGCAAACGATTATTGGGAGTTTGTAGATAAAGGAGTGAAAGGGGTTTCAAGTAGTTCAAAAGCACCAACAAGCCCTTTTAAGTTTGGAAATGGAACGGGTAAAAAAGGCGGTTTGACAAATGGTATCAATGGTTGGGTATCACGCAAACGAATTCAATTTAAAGATAGGAGGACAGGACAATTTCTTTCGTATAAGTCAACTGCCTTTTTGATTATGAGAAGCATTTGGAACAAAGGTATTGAAACAACTAACTTTTTTACAAAACCATTTGAGGCAGCATTTCAAAGATTGCCAGATGATATTTATGCAGCTTATGGATTAGAAGTTGAAGAACAAATTAAAATAGCATTGAAATTATGATTAAATCACTTTCGCCATATTA